CTGATATATTGAGGATGTTTCTTAATAGTATAATTAAGATGCAAGTTGCTGCGGCTGCTGCTTCTTTATTTAGTCCCGAAAAAGGAATAATAACAGGATTTGTCAAAAACTTAATTAATCCAACAGCAGCTGTTAATGCAGCAACACCGGGAGCAGGTGGTATTCATGGATTTGCGGAAGGTGGTGTTGCATGGGAACCACAATTGGCTAAGGTAGCTGAAAAAGAACCAGAAGTAATAACACCGTTTTCAAAACTTCCACAATTTATGTCTCAATTTCAAAAAACACAACAACCTAAAGTAAATGTAGAAAATAAATTAAAGGTTGTAAATGTATATGACCAAGAGGAAATGTTATCTGCATTACAAAGCGATAGCGGTGAAAAAGTAATTATGAACGTCTTGCGACGGAAAGGGTTAATCTAATGCCATATGAAATCGGCACAGCAGCAGGTTACACAGATTTGCTGGAACGATTGAAAGATTTTCTTTCAGACCCATCCAGAACAGCAGGTGAATCTGGCAGTGACCCAAACATAACTGAATTGGTTGCTATTAATGATTTAGTAGAAAGTGGAGAATCTTCGCAAGCGTGGACTGTGGATGAATGGAATGATGATAGAGAAAGTGATGGTTCTGGTGATGTGGAATTATTTATGCACGGTCCGGGCACGGCAGGTAATGATGAAATTTATACTTGGATTGATACTTATTCCGATGTTGGTGATGATTATTACAACTGGCGATTAGCAGGCATGACAGGATATTCCAGTGGTGTTGACATATCTTTACAGCCGGGAGTCACACAAGGACGTCTGCCCAGAATGTTGATGTGGGAAGGTTCTATCCCATACTGGTTTTTAGGCAATGGCAGACGGTTTGTAGTGATAGCAAAAATATCATTAGTATATGAAATGTGCTATGGTGGATTTGCTTTACCTTATGGATTGCCAACTCAGTTTCCTTATCCGATGGTAATTGGCGGCAGTGCTTGTCCGGTTACTATTGCTTCACATCATAGATATAGTTCTTTGGAAAATGACCACAGAGGTTTTCCTAATCCTTATGGAAACAGTCAAGGTTCTATTGTAGAAGGTGTGTTTGATACTACTGTTTATTATTCTACTATGAAAGTATTACAAGGAACAAGTTGGATTTATATGCGAAGCAGGGATGGTAATTCTCTCTATAATGATAATTGTGTATGGCCTTATGTGTCTGCTGCATATAATTATGATTTATATAATATCTTTACACGTCTTTTGCGAGAAAATATAGATGGAAGCTATCCAATATTTCCATGTGTTGTGATGATAGATAATCCAAGCAAACATATAATGGGTGAGTTGGAAGGATGTTTTGCTGTGCCGGGATTTGGTGGTATAGCTGCTGAGGATACATTTACTATCGATGGAGATACTTATATAGCATTTCCAATCACTCCTAATGCCAGCCGTGGTGATTTTATGTGTATAAAGAAGGAGTAAAATATAATGGGCTATCAAACAGGAACGTCAACTGGACCTGATGATTTATTAGACAAGTTAAGAGCTTTTCTTTTGGTAGAGGGCTGGACTGTTAATGACTTTAGTGTTGATGGCACTGGAAAGAGACTTCATGTAATGAAATCATTTGAATCTGGTGCTGTAGGATATTTTAATTTGCGAAGTGCTATTGCGGAAGAAATTTTTAAGGATGCTGATGGTTCTTCTACTATCACAGGAATAGGCTTGAATGGTTCTACTGGATATGATGCTGGTGAGGATTGGGATGAACAGCCGGGATTTAGTCAAAACAGAAACAGAAGTAATCAAGCAGGTGGTGTTTGTATTGTAGAAGTGTCTATATCTTCTATTCCTGCATATTATTTCTTCACGGTAGGTGATTCGGTCCATGTAGCTGTAGAGGTTGCTTCTGGTGAGCTTCAATTTATGTCGTTTGGTCGTTTGGTAAAGCAAGGAGCATATACTGGAGGTTTTTATTTCACTGCTTCTTATCCAAGTTATAATTCAGATTATTTCATAGCAACTTATGGGCCAGCATATTTTTCTGCTCCTTATGTTCAAGTGGGTAGTTTTATATGTGGATATGTTTACATAGATGCTGATTCTACAGCTAATTGGAGAATGGCTGAATCATATGCTCCGGGAACTGACTATGAAATTGCATTCTCAGGAATAAATGGTGCAATTGACACCAATCAGGACCATCTTCCTCTTGCCAGCATTGCCAGTTTCTTTCAAGATAAATCTCCTAATTTTTATAACAACATTGCAGCAATGTGTCCTTTATATACATTTTTATACAGGAGTGATGGTAATTACAGTATAATCGGTTGGCCAGCAGGTGTACGATTCCTCAACACAACAAATTATTCAATGGGACAAGAAGTAACATATGGCAGTGAAACATGGAAGATATTTAGAACAGGCAATATAAATGGAGTCACTCCTGAAAAAAATATTTATGCTGGTTTTGCTTTTTTGAAAGAAACATAATGCCCAGTTACACAGGAACTTTAGTTGATTCTCCTCATAGGGCTGAAGACACTCTTAGGTGTTCAGCTACCATACAGGGATTATCCACTGACCCTATAACGTTCCCACCAGAAGACATTGAATCAGTAGTTCCCATAGCAGAAAGTACATATACTTATGTCCAGCAAGATGAATTGGAAGTTGCTTACACCGGAACTAAAGTAGATTCCTTTTTGGATGATTATTATTATCGTGTTCATATATCACCTGCATTAACAGCATTTGGACCGATAGTAAGTCCTACCGAGGAAACTTTTATGTTGTGGAATGCTTGGTTTGTTACTAAGTCCTGTTCTGCGGTTAATGAGTCTCATCCTTCTGAATACAGCCTTGACCCAGTGGCAGGGACTTTTGGTTTAAATGCGTTAGAAATGAAAACATATACTGTGTCTGTAGATACTGAAGGCTCTTTAGAATTTGAAGCCACAATAACATTTACTACTGGTTCTGAAACAGTAATCGAAACAATAACAGGAACAAGAGTTGCATCTTTTACTTTTGTTCCTAAATTTTCGATGATAGAAAATTTAGAATGGTTGACTGACATATTAAAATCTATTGATGGTAGTGAACAACGATTAGCTCTAAGAAAAACACCACGACAGCATTATAGATTTAATTGTGTTATACCAAATGAACAACAACAAGCTGCTCTTGAAGCAATTATGTTTGCGTGGACTAAAAGACTGTGGGGCATACCTGTATGGGGTGAATTGGTATTACATAGTGCTGTTATAAATGTAAATGATACAACGATTAGTTTTGATACTCAATATGCAGACTTTAGAGATTCTTCATATGCAATTATTTGGCAGGATTATGATTCTTATGAAGTTGTAAAAATAGCAACAGTTGATGCAGATAAGTTAAATCTTGAAAAACCTGTGTTGAATGAATGGACTGGCAGTAAATTTATTATGCCGTTCAGAATAGGATATATGAATGGAAATCCAACTTTGTCATATGATGCTGATGAGTTTGGTATTTTCACTTGTGGTTTTATTATTCGATATAATGAATTAATAGAAGACTTCACACCATCAGGAGACGGTGTTTATGATGGCTATCCTGTATTGGATGCTACACTGGAAGGAAGTGGTTTGGAGTTATCTACTAATCCTGATATGAAGTCAATAGATTTTGGCATGTCTGATTTTAGTTTGGTATCAGACAGCGATTTTAATACATACGTTCAAAAGCATGTGTTTCGTTATGCCACCAAAAGTGATATTTGGGAATTTAGAGGTTTGTTACACTACCTATATGGACGTCAAGGCATTTGTTGGATAATAACAGATAAGGATGATTTTGAACAAACGCAAACTTTAGGAGCAGCAGTCACAGAACTTATTGTGACTAATGTGGGATGGGCACAGTATATGGGTTTGAACACTTTGAGAACTCACATTGCTTTTATATTCCCGGATGGTACAAAATACTATCGTGAGATAACAGGCATTACAGAATCAGGCGATGAAGAAATCATAGGACTGTCCTCAGCTTTGGGTGTGGAGGTAGCTGTTGGTGATTGTAATATATGCATGATGGATAAATGCAGATTAACAGACGATAAAGTAGAAATTGAATGGCAAGAACCAAACACAATAATCTCCAGAATAAATTTTACTAAGGTAAAAGCATGACTTATGCTGATTATGAAAGTTCTGTTGATGAAGCACAACCAGTAGAGCTTTATGATATTTACACTTCAGATGGTGTTCATTATCGTAAACATACAGGCGATGATGATATTACTTATTTGAGTAATGTCTATTCCAAAGGAATAGTAGATAGAACTGAAATAATAATAGGTGGTGAAATTGAAGATGATAATGCAGTGACTATCAAATTAAATAGAGGAGATAGTTTTGCAGTTTTATTTGTTGGTGCTCCAATAGATGCTTTGGTGTTTTTGAATATTTATAGGCAATATAATACAGACTATTCTAAATTGTGGAGTGGCTATCTGACGCATGTTGGATTTGATAAAAAGGGAATGCCTATTTGTAGATTTGAAAACATATTAACCAGCAGCATAAGAATGGGACGCCGGAGACGATGTAGTAGATTATGTAATTATTCTTTGTATTGTTCAGGGTGTAATGTAAATCAGGAATTATATAAAGTCACGGGAACAATAACTAACATATCAGGATTAGTTATCACGAGTTCTCAATTTGCTACTGAATCTGACGGGTATTGGGTAGGTGGTAAAATACGAGTAGGCACGGCATACAGATTAATAACAGCACATACAACAAATACAATCACAATAGATAGATTGTTTGTAGATGCTGAAATAGGTGATTCTTTTACAGCTTATGCAGGATGCTTTCATACACCTACTGTATGCCTTGTTAAATTTGGTAATAAAATAAATTTCGGTGGAAATGAATTTCTGCCTATGGAAAATCCTTTTGTGAAAAGTGTAATATTATGACAATAAATGTGCTGGCTCTTTTTGGTATTGATGATGCATTGCTGTGGTCTTGGTTTCTTGCCACAACAATTGCCACAGGAATTGCTTTTGCTATGAGTCAGTTATCTCAAAAAACACCGAAGGTAAGAAATGCAGAACCAGACAGTTATAATGTACCAACTCAAAGGGAAGGTGTAAAATATCCTATCGGTTTTGGAACTAATTGGTTTGAAGCTCCTGTTGTTGATTGGTGGGGTAATTTATTAGTTGACCCTATTTGGCGTAATTATAAAGTCAAGAAATGGTTTAATGGTAAACGAGTATGGTACATAGTAGGTTATCATTATGGTGTGAGTATGAATCTTCATATAGCTCAAGGAGTGTATGATGGAGTGAAACAAATTAAAGTAGGTGATAATATAGCATGGCCTGATTCAAGCGATATTACTGTTTGGAATGCCGATGGAGCGGCATCCGCAGTAATAAATGAACCAAGTTTGTTTGGTGGTGAAGATAGAGAAGGAGGTGTTGTAGGGACTGTTCGTTTTCGTTATGGAGAATCTACACAAGCTGTAGATTCTCATTTGAGTGCTCAACTTGGCAGTGATATATCAGCGAATAGAGGAATTACTTCTGCTTTATTAGTAGGTGTTAGATGTGGAACGTCTCCATATCTAAAAAAATGGAAATTACTGTTGAAACGGACAGATATATTAGCAGATGGCACAACACAATGGTATCCAGCAAAAGCTGATATTAATAATAACTTAAATGCTGCTCATATTTTGCACGAGTGTTTGACTAATACAGAATGGGGGATGAAAATTTCATCAGCATTGTTACCATCAGCTACTTGGAAGGGTGTTGCAGATACTTTGTACGATGAAAGTTTTGGGTTGAGCATGAAATGGGAGGATGAAAATCAAACATTAAAACAATTTGTACAAGATGTTTTGAGACATATAAATGGAAAACTTTATCAAGACCCAACAACTGGAGAAATTATAATCAAGCTCATCCGAGACGATTATGTTATTGGGAGTCTTGATGTTTATGATAATAGTGACATATTAGAAATTACTGACTACGGTCGTGGCACTGTTTATGAAACTATTAATTCACTACAACTCAAGTATTGGAATACTGTATATAATCAACCAGTGTCTATTCCCGACCATAACATAGCACTCATGGATATGCAGGAGGGCAAGGGAATAGAACATTCTGTAGAATATTTAGGTATTAATGATGATAATTTAGCAGGCACGATAGTAGCAAGGGAACGTCAGCAATTAGGTTCGTTTCCAGTGTTTATGAAAATAAAAGCTAAAAGAACAATGGCGATACTTAGGCCGGGAGATGTTTTCAAACTAACATGGCCACTTCTGGGTATTGTTGAAATGGTTGTTAGAGTTGAAAAAGTAAATATCGGAACACTTAAAGATAACTGTATAAAATTAGATTGTATGCAAGATGTATTTAGTATTCAAACAGCTTTGTACTCACCACCACCAACAAGTGAATGGACAGACCCGCGTAATGTGGCTGTAGATGTAACATATCACACCTTAGCAGAGGCAACATTCTGGGACATATACTTAGATGGTGGTTTGAGTGCTGCTCTTGCCTTAGATGATGATACTGGTTTCTTGCTTGCCGCAGCTAAAAAAACTTCCAGTGATGCTTATGATTATGAATTGCATATGAGAGTGAGTCCAACGGATGATTTTGTTTTAGATGGTAAAGGTCATTTTACTCCAAATGGAACTTTAGATGCTCAATTATTATTAAATGCTACTGATGTAACAATTACCATGTCAGATGTGGATAGTTTGTTAGATGTAGAAGTTGGAAGTTGGTGTTTAATAGAGGATGAAATTTGTAAGGTTTTATCTGTCACAGTCGCAAGTAATCAAGTGCAGATTGCAAGAGGTTGTTTAGATACAGTACCAGCTGCACATGCTGCTTCTACACGAGTATGGTTCATAGATACATTATCTTACATTGTAGGCAGGGAATTTACAACAACAGACCAGCCCGGAGTGAAATTCCTGCCACGGACAGGTCTTGGACAATTGGATATTGGCTCAGCTACTGCACACAATGCAAGTGCTATGAACAGTCGTATGATTCGTCCATATCCTCCGGGTAATGTAAAGATAGACGGTTCCAGTTACCCAACAAGCTTTTCAGGACAACCAACAATTACATGGAATCATAGAGATAGAACAGAACAGATTGTTGAAATAATTGAGCATGACGATTCTACAGATTATGGGCCGGAAGCAGGTACTACTTACACATTAAAAATTTATGATGAGAATGATGTTTTAGTTAGAACCGAAACAGGACTGTCAGGTAAAACATATACTTATTCCGAAGAAGATGAAATTGATGATTGTGGTATTGAATCAGGTGGAGCATTAAATACTCAATTGCGGTTTGTTCTTTATTCTGTAAGGGATGGTTATGACAGTTGGCAGGAATATGATATAACAGTAGCAAGAGTATAATAGGGATTGATATGAATAATGGAAAGGACATTTATATCGTCGGTGGAGGACCAAGCCTCAAAAAATTCAATTTTGAGCGGTTAAAAAACAAGACAACAATAGCAACTAACATGGCTATTTTTGATGTTCCTGAAGCAGATTATTTTATCACTGTTGATTATACTTTTTTGAAAAAGATGGGCAGTTTAACAGGTAAGTTTCTATCAAATAAAAGTTCCAAATTTTTCATTGTTAATTTAGCTAATAATTATCTCAAAGAAAGCAATGGCAATATTACAGATAATCGTTTTAATTGGGTTTATGATTTGTCTTTGTTTGATATAATCATAAAGTCCAGACAAGCATGCGGTTTTGGTTTTAGTTTTAATGACTTTCGTTCGGGTACAAATTCAGGGTATTGTGCCATTCAATTGGCAATCCTTATGGGTTATACCAGAATTCATTTATTAGGTATTGATTTGACAGTAAGGGTAAGAACACATTATCATAGGAAGTATAGAAACAACCCTAAATTTGCAAGAGCATTAAATACGTATGTTTCTTATTTTATTAGCGGTATTGAACAGTTGAAAACATCTGGCGTTGAACTTATCAGTCGTAGTGATATTAGTTTATTAAACAAAACCATAGAACATATTCCATTAGATAGTTCATTATGAAAATTGCTTTGATATATTTACCACATCCACATCTTAAACAACCAGATGCACAAGCACCAATTGGTCTTTTGTATTTAGCTGGTGTTTTGGAAAAATCAAATGATGTTAGTGTTTGTAATTTTTCTTCTTTATCAACCAACGAAGCTATAAAACAATTGCCAAATGTTGCTGTGTATGGTATTAGTGTAACGAGTATAGAATTACCTCAAGCAAATAAATTTGCTTATTTGATTAAGCAGCGTTTTCCTAATTGTGTTGTTATATTAGGAGGACCGGGAACTTATTCAAAAGAGTTTGTTGATTGGGATGTGATTGATTCTGTGTGTATAGGAGAAGGGGAAATCACTATAAAAGAAATGTTGGAAGATATAAAAAAACAAAATCTCCAATCAGTATATTATGGAAAACCAGTTAAGGATTTGAATACAATATCTTTTCCTGCTCGTCACTATTTGAAAAAACAAGGTGGAAATATCTTTGCCTACAATAAAAAATACACCAAAGGAGAAAGTACAATTATTTTAACAAGCAGAGGATGTCCATATAAGTGCAGCTTTTGTGGCTCTCCTAAATTTACATTGTTATCTAAAGGTGTGAGGTACAGAACACCTAAGAATGTAATTGCTGAAATGAAAGAAGTAAAAGAAAAATATGGCATAACACAATTCCGTTTTTCTGATGATATGTTTACTTCAAACAAAAAAAGACTTTTGAAACTTTGCTCACTGATAAAAAAATTAGGAGTTGTCTGGAGGATAAGTTGCAGAGTAAAACCTTTTGATTATGAAATGGCTCAAGCATTGTTTGATAGTGGGTGTAAGGAAGTTTCTTTAGGAGTTGAAAGTTTTGATGATGATGTTTTGAGTGCCTTAAATAAAGATACCACTGCAGAAGATAATGCAAAGGCTCTGTGGATATGCAAGGGTGTAGGAATAACAACAAGAGTCTTATTTATGATTAGAACGCCGGGACAGACTGCTCAAACAGTAAATAAAAATATAGAATGGTTGAAAGAAGTACCCTATGACATAATAGCTTGTACATCTTTTGTTCCGATTCCTGGTTCTGATATATGGGACAATCCTGATAAATACAACATCGAGATTTTGAATAAGAATTTAGATGATTACAATTTTTATTTTTTTGGCAAGTATGGTGAGAATGAACTTAAAGATATTATTAAAATTAAAGGACGTAGTTTAGCTGATTTTAATACAGAAAGTCAACACTTTAGAAATTATCTTAAAACTACAGGAAAATTGAATGAAGGATAATAATACAGTTTTAACTCAAACTCAAAGAGAACGAGACAATGAGTTGTGTGCTTTGTGTGATGTGTCTTTGGAAGAAGTAGAGAGCAATAAAATAGCAAGTCCAAAAACCATAATGATACACAAAGGAGAAAACATACCAGCAAGTGAAGAGGCAATGTCTAATTTGTATTCCTATCCTCAACATTTAGATTGGGTAGGGT